CTGGCACGCGGGTTGTGGTGAACCCGCAGTGGCCCCGCTATCAGGTGGCCCGCCGAATCGTCGAGGGCATCAACGCCATCAACCAGGATCTGTTCGCGGTCGCCGAAACCGAACTGACCACGCAGCCCATTCCTTCCAACTATGAACTGCCCGACGATCTGGAAACCATTCTGGTGGTGGAGCTGGTTGTCGACGGACCGAGCGAGCGGTACCAACCGCTCAAGCAATGGTCGTTGGATTCGAAGAACCCGGACGGCAAGAAGTATCTGCGCGTCGAACCTTTGGGCTTGGCGGGGTGGGCGCTTCGCGTCACCTACCGGAAGACGCCGGTCCCATTGGACCCGGCGGATCTCACGCAGGACTGGTCGCTGACCGGCCTTCCCGAGTCGGCGACGGATCTGCCGCAACTGTTCGCCAAGTCAATGCTGATCTTGTCGGCTGATGCCGCTAAGGCGCAGCAGGCGGGGGTGGAGCAGGGCGAGCGGCAGCGCACCTTGCAGGGCTGGTCGCCCACTGCCACCTCGCGCAGGTGGCAGGAGTTGTTCGCGTCGCGTCTGGCGGATGAGCGCCGCAAGCTGAGGGACCGGTATCCGGTCCGGCCCCACAAGGAGCTGATCTGATGGCCGGCGAGAACTACACGAACACGGCTAGCACCGCCACCACGTCGGCGCCCGTCGGCCCGGCCGACACCACAGCCACGCTGGCTACGTTCACCGGCTGGCCCTCGACTCCCTTCTGGGGCGAGTTCGAAAAGGGCACCGCCAGCGCCGAACTCGTGCGCGTGACCGGCGTGGCCGGTACGAGCATCACCGCCATGACCCGCGCGCAGGGTGGCACCTCAGCCACCTCGCACGGCGCGGGCGTCACCTTCGAGCATGTAATCCCCGCGGACATGCCCAACCGGTTCGAGCAGCACTCGGCCGCGAGCACTGGCGTGCACGGCGTGTCCGGCTCGGTCGTCGGCACGACCGGCAGCCAGACCGTGCAGGACAAGACCTTCCGAGGTGCCCACACCGCGATCTTCTCGGACGCCCTGCCCGCTGGCGTGACGGCCTCCTACCTGTCAACGGCCGACAACACGTCGGCGCGCGACGGCTTCGTGCACAACAACACCGCAGGCTCCGCAGCCCGCGCCGCGTTCCTGGCGCAGCAGTCCGGCACCGACAGGTTTCGAGTCAGCAACACCGGCAACGTCACCATCAATCCCTCCACCGGCACGGCGCTGACGGTGACCGGCAACGAGACGGTCTCCGGCACGCTCGGCGTGACCGGTGCGGTCACCGCGGGCACCGTGTCCGCTGCGGGCGTCACCTCCACTTCCGGCCTCACCGTGTCGTCTGGCACGTCGGCGCTTCAAGCGGCGACAGCCACCACGGTCAGTGCTACCTCCACGATCCACGCCAACGGCTCGATCGACACCGACGCCAACCTGGTGGTCGACGGCACCTCCACCCTGACGGGCACGGTCTCAGCGGGCGCGGGTCTGACGGTGGCGCAGGGCATCACCTCGTGGGGCGGCAGGGTTGTCGCCTCCGTCTCGTCCACCGCCGCGGTCTCCACGCCCACCGTGGGCGATGTGGTGTACGACCGCTCCGACTCCATGTTCAAGCGCTGCTCATCCACCGGCCCCGCGGTGTGGGTGGACATGACGCCGGGCGACGGCGCCACCTCGCATCACGGCACGTACACGCTGGGCACCACGGCCGCCACCCAGAACCTGACGGGCGGCGCGGCCTCCGTCGCTGTGGCCGTGGGTACCACGGCAATCCGCACCAACGCCGACGTCACCTTCAGCACGGCAGCGGCAGGCTCAGGTTCGGTCGCGAACGGCGCGTTCACGCTCGGCCGGTCGGGGGTCTACTCGATCACCTACGCCGTGTCGTGGGCCAGCCCCACCACCGACACCCTGCTCAACACGTACGTTGCCGCGGACGGCAACCCTGGCGGCGGCGACTGGTGGGGGCATGAGCGCCTCAACTCCGGGTCCATCTCGCTGGACCTCGGTAACAGCTCTGCGTTCGAGGACTACTTCACGGCGGGCACGAAGTATTGCCTGCACGCAGCAGCCAGCAAGACGGCGCAGATCAACAACGTGAACAGACGGACCCGCATCTCCATCCGCTACTGCGGCGGGGCGTAACCGATGGCACCTAACAACCGGCCTGGTGAAACTCTCCCCGTCGTTCTGTCGGGGCAGCTACAGGCTGCCATCGAGCGGGGCGTGGCGTGCGACTACGCCATCGCCGGTATCCCGTTCCGCATCAAGCCGGACCAGCAGGACCCGTTGCTGTGGGATGTGAGGTCCTCGGAGAAGGAGCAGTTCGACTCCAGCCAGCAGGCGGGCGAGAACAGCTTCGGCGACTGGTGGCTACGCTCCCAGAGCTCGATGCACGGCGGGCAGGGCCAGAAGTACCTGGACTCGTCCGACCCCGACATGGCGCGCATCCGCTTCCTGGAGTCCTCGGGTGCCTACCCGCACGAGCCGGGCCAGCTGACCATCGCAGGCGCACTCACGTCCACTGCTGCCGGCCGCAAGCTGGCGGAGACGGTGGTGTGGTCGAACGTCGACAAGCTGGTGGTCGCCTCCAACTCCACCAACCAGATCTACGTCAGCACGTTGCCGGGCATGACCGGCTCTACCGCGGTGACGCTCGGAGCGAGCGGTATTCCGACGGCGATGACCACCGACGGCGAGAACATCTATGTGGCTATCGCCGACAAGATCTACCGGGTCAACTCGGCTGGCGCGGCCACGCAAACCTACAACGCCACATTCTCGGGGCCGGTGGCGATGGGGTTCGCCAAGCAACGCCTGATCCTGTGCATCGGCAACACCGTGTACGAGCTGGACCCCAACCCGCCGGGACCGCCGCTGGCGCTGCCGTCGGCGCACTACGTGAACCCGTCGACCGGCTACATCTACACCAGCGTGAGCGAAGGCCCGAACGGCATCTACCTGTCGGGCTACTCCGGCCCCAAGTCCGACGTCAGCTCCATGAGCGTGACCGAGGTGGGCGGCACCATCGTGCTCGGCCCGCCCGTGGTGCAGCTGCGCACCCCACCGCGCGAGCTCGTGCAGGACGTCTTCTTCTATGTGGGCTCGCTGTTCGCGATGGCCACCACCAACGGGACCAGGGTCGGCAACTTCACCCCATACGGCCAGCCGCAGATGGGCACCCTCCTGATGGAGGGAACCCCCGCCCGCTCACTCACCGGTGACGGCACCCTCATCTATGTGGGCGCGCAAGACAGCGTGTGGTGGATTGACCTGGCCACCCCCACTGATCAGGTGGGCGGCTATGCCCACTCCAAGATGCAGTCCGGCATCGGCAACAACACGTCCGACGACATGCACGCCATCGAGGTGTACCAGGGCTTGGTGTTCGGGTGCACCGATGACGGCCGGCTCATCTCGCAGCCGTCGTACGCGCCGGGCACGGCCACGTTGACCACCTCGTGGTCCAGGTTCGGCACGACCGAACCGAAGCGCCTGCACTACGTGAGCATCGAGGGCGACCTGCCCGCGGTGGCCGGGATCGACAACGTGTTGTCGGTGACGGTGGAGAACGCCGAGGGCGAGACCGTCGAGTTCGGTATCGCTGGTGGCGGGTCGAACTGGGAGTTCTCCTGCCAGGGTCTGGCAGCATCGCAGGCGTTCCGCCTGCACTTCACCCTCAGGGACAACAGCACGGGCCACGGGGTGCTGTTGCGCTCGTGGCAGATGAAAGCCCTGCCCTGCCCGGCCAGGTTCCCTGAGGCCACCTTGCCGCTGATGTGCAACGACGAGGAGATCGGCAACAAGCAGGAGCCGATCGGCTATGTGGGCTTCGCGAAGGACCGCCTGCTGGCGCTGCTCGAGTACGCGCGCCGCTCCGATCAGGTGACGGTGCAGGACAAAACGTTCGGCATCAACTATCAGGCCGTGATCTCGAGGGTGCAGTTCAGGCAGGACGTCGGCCCCGGCGACGAGGGCAAGACGGGCGGGGTTCTCAACGTCGTACTCAAACAAGTTTAGGCGGGGGCTAGATGCTGAGGATCGCGAACGCGGAACGCCGACATCCCATGCAGGTGTTCGTCGGCGGGCTGCTCACCCTGTCCGGCCTGCCCACCCTGCTGGGCGGGCCACACCCCAACTCGCTACAGCAGTCCCTGCCCGTGTGGCTGGTGTACGGCGTGGCCGCCGTGTTCACCGCGGGCGGCGCGCTGGTGGTGGGCGCGGCCATCGTGCGCAATGCGGAGACCGCGCTGTACCTGGAGTTCGCGGCAGCCGCACCGCTGGCGCTGGCGCTGGTCAGCTACGCCAGCGCGGCACTGTCTCTCTCGGGTTTGCGCGCCGCGGTACCGACGGCGCTGCTGCTCGGATTAGCCGCCGCTTTCGCCACGCGTGGCTTCACCGTCTACCGAACGATCAAGGACCTCCGGAAAGCCCTGGGGAGACAAGAGTGAACTGGTCAGCCGTTGTGCCCGCGGTCCTCGCGGTGTGCTCACTCGTCGGCACCGCCGCTATGGCACTGCTGAACCGCCGCAAAATAAGAGCCGAGGCGGGCAAGACCGGCGCCGATGCCGCCGCAGTACTGACGGGGTCCGCACTGGAACTGTTGCAGCGGGTGCAGGACGAGGCCATTGGCCTGCGTGCGGAGCTCAAAGAGGCCCGTGTCGAGATCGATGCGATGCGCGAGCACATGGACACCATCCAAGGCTTGCTCCGCCAGGCCGCACCGCAGGTCCCCATCCCCGCCTACCGTCCCCCGCGCCTCGCGGTGGCCAAGGAGAAGTAATGCCCTTCATCGAAGCACCGCTAGACGTCCGCAAGGTAGGCGACAGAACCTGGAAGCTACTCGCGCCGGTCATCTACCGCGGCAACTTCGGCGACTGGACTGTGCCCGCCGGCTACATCACCGACTTCGCGTCGGTGCCCCGGCTGCTGTGGATTCTGTTCCCGCAGTCCGGCAGGTGGGATCAGGCGGCCGTGGTGCACGACTGGCTGATCACCGACGCGCTGCCCGCGGGCCGGATCATCTCGGCCAGGGTGGATGCCGAGTTCCGTGGGGCCTTGAAGGTGCTGAACGTGGGCCTCATCAAGCGCTGGCTGATGTGGGCCGGCGTCCGCTGGGCGGCGCCGTTCACCAAGGCTCGCCGTAGCTGGGGCTGGTTCAAGACGCTGCCGGGCCTGCTGGCGGTGTCGGCTACTGCGCTAGTGCCCGTCGTTGTCCCGCTGGTTCTGCTGCTCCAGCGCTGACTCAAGAGCCTTCGCTAAGTCCAACGGCACCCGGTCTGAACGGCCGGGTGCCTTGCAGCTGTAGCGGCCACCATCGGGTGGCCTGAACTCCCAGTCCCCGGACTTACGTGCGGGACTGACGTCCCATCCAAGCTTCTTCGCTATCTTGATCGCTTCGCGTGGCGAGAACACTCGGACCATGATCACTGACGCTAGCAGATCAAGCGCTCTTCGCCTCGGCTTTGCGGAGATCTTCGCGAACACATGCCGCGATGTACGGCGCGGCAGCCTCGCCCCAGTTCTTCGCCATGCGGTCCATGTACTCCGGCACTCCGCCGCACAGATCGTTTGCAGGGATGAAATAAGCGCGGGCAAAGTCCCGCAGTCCGCGCTGAATGCCGGACTCAATCGGGTCGCTCATCGCTAACTCCTCACCGGCAGGTGGTCCAGCTTGTCGATGCCTTGCGCCGTACCCTCCGGCAACACCAGGTCCACGTACTGCTCGTACAGCTCGAACAGCGGCTTGACGTGCTCCTCGCAGAGCACCAGCTGCCAGGTGGTGGCACCGTGCACGATGCGGCGCAGGCCACCCTGCCTGTCGCCTAGCGCCAGGTTGGGTTTGACTTCTTCTCCGCAGATGGAGCAGATGGGCTTCTCAACGATCGGCATCAGGCGCCCTCGATCTCATCGGCTAGTGCGGTCAGGTCGCGAAGGTCCCACAGCGACCGATCGGGAGAATCGCCCGCCGCGAGCACGCGAAGCGTGGCAACAACTGCCGCTCGTACCCTGGCGTCGGCGATCCTGCCGCCGCTGAAGGGGCGACCCTTGCTGTCAAGTGTGGCGGCTACGCCCGCCTCCATCTCCGCGCCCCTAGCGGTGGCTACGAGATGATCGGCCCAGGTGGGCGTGGGCCAGCGGCCCATATGCTCGAGATCGAACGTTTCTCTACGCATCGCCCACGCTCCTCAGCTGAACCACATTCCCCGCTTCTGGCACCCACAGCAAGTCGCTACCGCCCAGCAGCTCATTCCGCTTCTGCCTGTCAGGCTGCACCCCGATGTAGATCATCGTGGTCTGCGGCGAGGAGTGCCCCAACATCACCTGCACCCTGTTCAAGGCCGTAGGCTCCGGCACCCCATCGGCTACCAGCCGATCATAGAGCGCCCGCGCCATCGAGCGGCGCATGATGTGCACGCCCTGGCCTACGAGGTCTTCCACGGGTACGCCAGCCACCCGTGCGGCGTGCTTCTGCACAATGTTCGCCAGCTCGTAGGGCGGACGCTCCGGCCGGTACACCCAGAACCGCTGGTCCGGTTCCATGCCCATCTTGGGCGGGGTGCTCACCCTGGCGGGTACCAGGAACCAGCCCTTGTTACGGTCCAGTGGACCGCACTTCTCCTGGTAGACCATGGCCCACCGTTCCCACTCATCCCGCAGCTTGCGGGTGATGGGCAACATGTCCTCACTCTTGACCTTCCGGCGGTACCAGTACAGCTCGTTACGGTCCAGATGCAGGTGCGCGATGCGCGCGTTACGCAGCTCGCCGTCCCGGCCCATGGTCTGACTGGCGAACGCGAGGACCCACCGTTCCCACGGGTCGGTGGCAGCATCAATCATCTGTGCGACCTGCGCCATGGTGAGGCGCAGATACTCCTTCGGCTCGTCCTTCGGCATGTACGTGCAGGCGTCCCGCAGGAACCCATCGACCGCACCGCGGCGGCCGAGGTATTCGAAGAACCCGCGGACCTGGCTGATCGCCTTGTTGTAGGCGGACGCCTGAAGCGTCTTGCCTCTGCCTCCGACTCCGCCGCGGCGGAAGTCGTGCAGCCAGTCCCGCAGCCAGTCCTCATCCATCTTCGATGGCGGCCGGCGGGTCTCGTCCCACGACCGGGCGAGCCGGTCAAGGGTGGACTTGATGCGTTCAAACGTGCCTTGAGTCAGCTCGTCCCGCCGGTTCTTGAGGTACCGGTCCACCAGCTCTTGCATCCTCATGGCCACACCTTACTTGACAAGGATCAAGTTTGACAAGACATGCTTGATCCGGTCTTCCTCATGGACACCGCTCGGCCGAGCGACTAGCCGCGAGTGTGCATCAAGTATGGCCCGTTCGCAAGGTTGTCAAGCATTGCGTCAAGACGGTCAAGCTTGATAGCCTCCCCCACATGAGCGATGAGCGTCGGGGAGGCGCGCCACTCAAGGTCTCGGATGACGAGATCCGCGCCCTGCTGGACAAGGGCTTGAACGGCGCGCAGATGGCCCGGCACTTCACCGAACGCGGCAGGCGCATGACACCACAAGCCATCAGCTTGAGGCTGAAGAAGATTCGCGAACAAGGCGAGGAGCGTGCAGGGCTCATCCTGCCGTGGGCGGTCAAGTCGCCCGAGCACACCCAGAACTGGGTGTACAAAGCAGTCGTCGCCTGGGCGAAACACAACCAGGGCAGGGGCGTGTCGCCCCGCGAGCTCGACATGTCCAGGGATCTGGAGCGGTATCTGCATAAGCGCAAGTCCGTGGTCGGCTACGACCACAAGACTGGTTTCTTTCTGCGGGATCGCCGGCCGTCCGATGGTGACGGCATGCTCGTCAAGGACTAGGCCGCCGCGGAGCGCCATCGGCAGATGGTGCGCTCGGGCAGCCCCAGTCGCTGCGCCAGCTGTAGCTGCGTCAAGTGCGCACCCAACCGCATGAGCTCCATCTGCTCGAGCGGGTACGGCCGGCGCAGCCCTTCGGCTACACCATGCCAGTAGCGCCACACCAGAGCCCAGTCATACAGTTCGAGCCACTCGCGTGGGATGCCTCTTCCTGCCGTGACATCTCGATTCTCCCGGACTTTTTCGCGTTCCGAGGGTGGGAGTACCATCCGCGGTTCTGAGGCGCTTAGAGGCGCTCTCACGCCGCCTCCTGGCGGGCGCGCAGCTTCGGCCCCATCGACACCGCGTAATACCGCCACCGCTCAAACACCTGAGGCGTGACACCCAGCAGGCGGGCCATGTCCGCGTACGGCATGTCGGACTGCTCAGCCCGCTTCATCAAAGCCAGCACCTCGAGCAGGGCGGGCTTGCGCGCCTTGTCGTGCCGGCCCTCGAACATCTGCTGCACGGCAACCCAGTCGAACCAGTCGCCCGCGGCGAAGTCCAAGCCGATGTCGTGGCTGCCGCAGTAGTCGGCACGCCACACAGGCACCGCGCAACGCGGATGCCCGCACTCGCTGATCTCGTGGGCGAGCAGGCTGTAATGCCGGCCGCACAGGCGGGCCTTGAACCGGGATGTGGTGCAGTCCTCGTGCACGCACAGGTCGGTGGTGGGCGACAGCCGGCGGGCAGGCTTGGCGCCGTGCCGGCGGCAGGTGTCCATGCCCTCGGCACGCGGGTTGCCGCACTTGTAGGCGGGGCATTTCTGCCGGGCCATCTGGTCGTACTCGGAGGTGCCGCCCTGCCCGTGCTTGCGGCACTGGCTGCCTTCGGCGGTAGTGCGTGCCTGCCGCCTGCATCCTTCGGTGGCGCACAGTCCGGGGCGGGGGACGAGCCCGGCCTGGCGGGCGTGCACGTGGCACAAGCCGCCCTTGTAGCGCGGCTTCGCGCAGTCATCGAGGGTGCATAGTTGCATGAATCAAGTATGACCAGGATTCAAGCAAGGTCAAGACACGCGGCGTAGCCGTCGTGTCGTGACGACAGATCGGCTTCGCCGACTGTCGGTTCCAAGACAGACAAGATCTGACCTGATACCAAATCTGGTCAGACAGATATTCACGCATCGGTGCGAGGTTGGTGCGCTTCGCGCGTGTGTCCGACACGAGGAAAAGGGTTCGCGCGCACGCGCGTACTGGTGATCCGCCGTAGGCGGAAGGCGGATCACGCTGGGTCCGGCCACGCCGGACCAGGTGACTGTCGGCGTGTCAACGCCGAGTTAGTAACTTGTTGCAAGTAGCTTGGGCCGGGCTGGATGGCCCGGCCAGCTGGCGGCGTAGCCGCTCTGTGTGGGGCGCGATACGCGAAGCGCCCCACCCTGTCATCCAAGACAAGACTGACACCGGAAATGATCACTTGTCAAGACGCGGGCACCAAGTTCACCCGTTTGGCGGTACCCACGCCAGGCTCGGCGTGGATGTAACGGCCATGGGGTAGCCCATTTGGCGTAACTTCAGCGCGTGTCTTGATTGGTCATGCTTGATGGGTGAAAGTAGAACCATGAATCAAGCACCCACCGGCAAGTACGCCGAGCGCATCGAGCGCGGCGCAGCGTTTCTGGACGAGAAGGTTCCAGGCTGGCGAGAGAAGATCGACCTCGACAAGCTGGACATTCGCGCCAGCAGTCACTGCGTCGTCGGCCAGGCGACCGACGACTACTTCGCCAATGTCGAAGACAGCTGGTTCGGCGAGGACTTTTACGACGCCGCCGTGGCACACGGTTTCGAGTGGGACCTTGATGATGACGCTGAAGATCTAACCGCTGAGTGGCGGCAGTACATCGAGGCCACTCGGTGACCGCCTCTCTCCCCGCGCAGGACGCACTGGCCCTCCCCTGCTACGGCAAGCCCGGCCCCTGGGTCGACAGTGACCGGCCGGCAGACCGCGAGTGGGCCGCATCCCAATGTTTCAAGCGCTGCGCGCAGTTGGGGTGGTGCGAGCGGCAGCGGCTGGACACGGTGGCGGATCACGGTTCGGCGGTGGGCGTGTGGGCCGGCCAAGTCTGGACGCACTCGGATTACAGGACTGACGGAAAGCAGGCGGCAGCATGAGCATGATCAAGGTAGAAGACGGCCGAGTTGTCATCACGTTCGACGTGCAAGAGGCGATCGCCCTCTTGTCTCAGGCTCGCCTGGCCGCACCCGAGGGATTCCGCTCGACGGATGCCGTGCCACCGCTGAACCTGATTCAGCGGGCCATGTGGTACCCCGACGAGGGGCCGGCACTGGTGGACGCCATCAATCAGTTGATGGCCGGTGATGCAGCATGAGCACAGCGAAGATGGTGGCCGAGGCGAAGCTCGCGACTGAAGCCGATCGCCGCATGAAGCGGGTCGGCACCACGGCGGCGAGACTAGAGGCGGACTTGAGGTGGATCGCCAACAACAAGGCGTGGGATGTTAAGGGTTACGAATCCTTTCCCGCCTACTTCCAGGTGGTGCACGGGTACGAGCCGCCCAAGTACCTGCGAGTGCTGCTTCACGGGTTTCTTGAAGCCGAGGGCATGAACACCCGCACTGGATCCAGCTTCACCAAGCATGGGGCCAACGGACATACGCACGCCGACCTCGCCAAGTGGTGCGGCCTCGCTAACCGTGTCCTCTCCGCGTCGATCAGCATGCAGAGAGAGGCGGGGTATGCGGACGACGAGATCGTCCTGTCCTCTCGCCCTCCGGTGACCGTGATCGGCCCGGCTCGCCGGGCGAGGGGACGAAACAGGGACACAGCCAAGAGCTACGACGATCGGGTAACGGCCAGCGTTGGCATGAAGAAGGAGCTGCGCGAGTGGTATCGCCACGAGGCGGACACTGCCGTCACGCCCATGCCGTACTCGAACCTGATGGAACAGGTGCTCGAAGCGCATCGAGACAAGGTGGAGGAGGGCCGCAAGGCCAGCCGCCGCACGTCCCGGTCCAAGGGTAGGGCGGCATAGAGCCCTAGGTCCCTCCTCCGACTAGGACCTTAGACCCTGTTTGACCTGCCCGTTTCTAGGGTTTCTCCCCCGTACCGGGGAGAACTGACAAGTACCGCGTGCTATTGGTTAACGCCCTAATGATCCTTCTGGATAGCAGAAGCGAACGACACGAACGTCACAATCGCAAGGAGCTGAGGGCATGGCACGGGACGGCAGCGAGGCCAACCGGTACGTCGCCACGTTCGACACCGACGGCAGCGGCCACTGGCGGGTGGACCTGCCGGCCGACTGCACGTTCGAGGATCTCGAGGCCCTGGCTCCCGTCATCGACGCAGGGCGGGTCTTCATCGAACCGACAGTCGATGCTGCGTAGGTAGACCACGGCGAACCCGAGACCCCGGTTCGCCTTTCTCAGACCCTAGACTTGATGAGTCAGACTGAAAGTAAGGAATCAAGCATGACTGGACCAGGAGCGATCCAGTACTTCTACTCGCCCGGCTCACGCACCATGGCCGCCTTCCTCGAAGCGGTCAGCTCCGACCTGCTCCAGCACATCGAACAGGTGCAGGCATACCGCGATACCCGCCCCACCAAGGGCGACCTGATCCTGGTCGCGGGTGAAGGTGCTGCCTCCAAGGATGTGGAGCGCTTCGCGTGGCGGCTGGGTGGCTACCCGATCTATGTGCCGGAATGCGGCGACTGGCTGTCGCATCGCATTCGCAAGGCCGTCGAGGACGGCACGAGCCTGGTGATGGTGGACGGCTCGCTGGCTACAACCAGTCAATTGAGCGGAGCCAAGTGATGTTCTTCGATGCGAGTAATTACCTCAGTGGCCCCACCGGATTTGAAATCGAGACGATCGAAGGTCCGAAAGTGCATGTCTGCTTCTCGGATGAGGTGCCCGAGCTGGTGGCGTGGCTGCGCGAGAACTTCGCCCACATATTCGCGGCGACAGAAACGGAAGAGGTAGAGAAGTGACCGTCAAAATAAGAACCTTCATGTATAGCCCGCAGCTCTGGCTGCTCATGTCATTCGCGTTCATCGCGATTGCCACGACGCGTTGCGGAGATGCGTACCGGTGAGGCTGTCCATGCCGCAGACGCCCAGTGGCGGTGCGGGCTGCGTGGTTCTCCTGTTCGTGGTTCTTGTTCCTCTATTGATTCTTGGGGTGGTGATCCTGGCTTGAATCGATTCATCGGAGATGCAATCGCCAGAGAACCTCGCTTCACGCGAGGTGTCTCATGAGTGCTATGTGCAGATGCGGCGCCAGCTGGTCCGGCTTGAACGTGGCGCACTGCGGGTGCTGCCACGAGACATTCTCCACGGTGGGCCTGTTCGACATGCACCGTTCCGGGGGTAACTGTCTCGACCCTGCCGCCCTCAAATGCCAGTCCGGTACCCGGGCAGGGAAGCCGCTGATGCGGCGCTCTGAGACGCGAAATGTGTGGGTCGGTGCCCGGCCGAAACCCGAAGGGTTGTTCCGATGACAGCGCCCGCTATCGAGTCGGTCGAGCAGGGCCAAGACCGCGGCCGAGTCATGCACCTGTGGTGCATGAACTGTTTGCCCGAGTTCGGTCTGCCCGCCCGTGCATTCTGTGGCTACACCACGGATGACCGCAACAACAAAGGCGGGCCGGACAAGTGCGTGGTCTGCAAAGACCTGGAGTCTTCGACATGTGAAAGGTGCGGCTGGTGACTCTGCCGAGAATGAGTCACAGCAGGTACGAACTCTTCGCCAGATGCGGAGAGGAATACCGCCTCCGCAAGATCGAGCGGGTACCCGTAACACCCTCCATCTACGCGATAGCCGGCACCGTATTCCACGAGTGGACCGACCTGTACGACGGTGAGCCGTTCGCCAAGGAAGACCACGAGCACTGGTGGAAGAGGAACCTGGCAGACCAGGTGACCAAGGCCGAGCTGGACTCGGGCTTCTCGCTGCGCGAGTGGGACAACCCGAAGCGCAGTGCCGACCTGAACAAGACCGCGTTCGAGAAGTTCCGGGACGAGATCGGCCCGGACATGATCGGCAAGTACATCGAGTGGCGGAAGCAGTCCGCGTGGCAAGTGCATTCCATCGAGCTCGAGCTGAAGTACAAGCTCGGCGACGTGGAAGGTATAGCCAGGATTGACCGGGTGTTCGAGCGCCCCGAAGAGGGCGACCTGGTGGCTATCGACACGAAGACGTGGAGCCGCAAGCGGGTAACGGCACAGCTGCCCACCTATCTGGTGGCGCTGCGGCAGAACGGATTCAATGTCTCCGCTGCTGGCTACTATCACGCTAGACGTGGAGAAGCGGGCGATCTCAACGAGTACAAGTACTGGGACGAGAACAGGCTTGCCGCGCTGCACGAGCAGGCGGCACACATGATTTCCGAAGGCTGGTTCCTGCCGGCACCCGGAGAATCTTGTAGGAACTGCGACGTGCGTCGCCACTGCTCTTGGTATCTGGACTGAAGTAATTCCCCAACGAAAGGAACAGCCAATCATGGCTGAGTACATGCGGCGTTTCGCCACCGGCCTCGACACCTACGAGTTCGCGGAGGTGCGGTCGGAGGATGCGGCCGATTTCGAGGAGGCCGTGGCTTTCATGCTGGATCACGTCGGCGGTAGCACCCCGACGGAGAAGGCGGTCGAGACGGTGAAGCGTGGCTTCGGCAAGACGACCGAGGTCAGGTCGGGCGGCTTCGGTGACAAGGGCCGGCAGGCCCAGCAGTCCGAGCCGGAGGACCGCGAGCTCGGCGAGCGGGACGGCTACAAGATCACGGTCAAGAAGTCCAAGTTCGGTGGCGTGTACTTCAACGCCTACAACTCGGACACCAAGGAGCGCATCAACTCGAAGTCGGTCAAGGGCCTGACCGTGAATCAGGCGACGATCGAGGATGCGGTTGAGCACCTGTCCGAGGCGGCCTGACATGGCGAACCGGGCCGAAGTTCTCCGTGAGGCCGCCGAGGCGGTGCGCAAGGTGGGTGTCGCGCACCGCAACTGTGAGTACGGCGACGAGATGACGATGCGCGAGGTGCGCGACGGCATCGACAACGCCGCCGACGTACTCGACAACATGGCGCTCGACGCCGAAGAGGCGGCGGGTGCCTAGCCTCCGCCAGGCTGCTCGCGCGGGGGCCGGGGCAGGAATCCCAGTGCCTGGGATGTTCCCGGCCCTCCGCAAACTCGATGTCGAACTGCACTCCGGTGAGCTGCACATCCTGGCTGCTGCGCCAGGCGGGTTCAAGACCGGCCTGGCCATGCAGCTGGTGCTCCGCTCCGAGGTGCCGTGCCTGTACCTGCTGATGGACTCCAACGAGACCTCCATGACGAAGCGTGTCTTGCAGGCGTACAACGGCTGGACCAAGGAGCAGGCCGAGGAGAACTGGGAGTCGGGGCTAGCCCAACGCAGCTTCGATAAAATCGATTGGGTCCGCTGGGACTTCCCGAACTCGCCCGACATGGTGGAGATCAGGGATAGGGTGTGGGCTTTCGCCGAGATCTACGGCGAGTTTCCGCAGCTGATCGTGGTCGACAACATCATGGATGTGGTGGAGGAACAATCGTCGGCCGCCTATTCGGAAGCCGAACAGAACCTGTCGGCCCTTGCTCGAGCCGCCAACTGTGCGGTGGTGGCCCTGTCTCACGTCAATGGGTTGCATGAGGGTAGCCGTGACCCGATTCCGTTGGGTGGCGTGATGTACAAGGCGACGAAGAAAGCCAGCCTTGTGCTGACAGTCACTCCGGTTGTCTGGCCTTCGGACATGTTGCGGGTGGCGGTCGTGAAGAACAGGCATGGGCAGACGGATGTGGCCGGCATTGAGGTGGCCGCCAAACTAACCGTGGATTACGAACGGATGCAGGCACGATGACTGAACGAGCGATTTACGTCGATCGTGAAGAGGGCTGGACCGACGCATACCTGGACCAGTGGGCGGTCTACGACGACAACGATTGGCTCGCTTCCTTCCGCAAGAAGGAAGACGCCGATGAATGGGCCGAGCAGAAGAGGCTGGAGCCGTAGTGAATGAGGACATTCTTCGCTGGCTGTGCTGCGCACTGCTCAAGCAGAACGACGGCAAGAGCGTGGCCGTGTCGCTGCGGGGCGACGACATGGACATCGGATTCGACGTGACATTCAAGTCCGACGAAGACGGCGATGGCATGACGGTCGGCGTGACCCGAGACGACGAGATCGAAGAGTCGTCAATGCAAGTCAAGCTGGAGTACTGATGCTCCTTAATGATCTGGACACCACCTTGCGCAACGCAGGGCTAGCCGTCACCGAGGCCGCCGGATGGCAGGGCCACAACCACGGGGCACTCACGGCGGTGGAGTGCATCGTCATCCACCACACCGCAGGTGCGGCGACGGGCGACTACCCGTCGTTCAACATCGTGCGCAACGGCCGGCCCGATCTCGATGGGCCGCTGGCCCAGCTGGGCTGCGGCAGGTCCGGTCGCATGTACGTGTTCAGCAACGGTGCGGCCTGGCATGCGGGCGCCACATTGCAGCCGTGGATGGACAACTTCCATGCCATCGGTATCGAGGTGGAGTCCACCGGTACCGGCACACCCTGGCCCACGGCACAGGTGAATGCCTGCGCTCGTGCGGCTGCCGCCCTGTGCCGCAAGTACGGGGTGCCATCGAGCCGGGTGCTCGGGCACAAGGAGATCTGTTCCCCGCCCGGCCGCAAGGTCGACCCGGTGGGAATTCCGGGCGACATGCCAGCTTTCCGAAAGCTGGTTCAGCAGTACATCAACAACCCTCAAGGAGAAGTGCAGGACATGGAACCCACAGATGTGGCGAAGGACCCGGGCGGCGGACGCTGGGGCTGGTTCTGGCTCAACACCCAGGCGAATGCCCTGGCTGTCCGTAACTACGTGACAGGCACGGTGATCCCGGGTGTCACTGCGGCCAAGGCTGCGGCGGAGGCGGCCAAGGCCGCCGTCACTGGGCTCGCCGCCAAGGTGGATGCCCTCTCGGCCAAGGTGGATGGTATCCAGACGGGCACGGTCAACGTGGATGTGGACGCGTTCGTGGCGCAGCTGGTGCCCGTGCTCACCCCGGCACTACGCGCCGCGGAAGACAGGGCCGCGCGTGATGGTGACCCGTCCACCGGGCCGGTGAGCTGACATGGAGAACCAGCATCGGCGCATCAAGGGTTACCGAGACCTTGCTCCCGCCGAGGTCGACATGGTCAACCTCATCAAGGAGCAGGAGGCGGCCTTCGCCAATCTGTGGAAGACAGTCTTGGCCCTGCCGGACACGGACAAGAGGTGGGCGAGTATCGCCCGAACCCACTTCGAGGAGGGCACCTCTGCCCTTGTTCGTTCTGTTGCTCGACCTGAGTCTCAGTTCTGATGGCGACTCGGCCCTGCAAGGGCTGCGGCCGGAACAGGGCCGAGAAGTTCTACACGTCGGCTCGGGGGCGGACCTGCCTGTCATGCCGGAAGGCCCGCTCCCGCACCAACAGCCGCAACCGCAGGATCTTCGAAACTTACGGCCTCACCGAAGCTGAGTACGACAGCCTCTTTGCCGCCCAGGATGGCCGCTGCGCCATCTGCGGTGGCATCAGGAAGCAGAAGCTCAGCGTTGATCACCGTCACGTCGATGGCCTTATCAGGGGCCTTCTCTGCCGCCTGTGCAATGGCCGCCTGCTCACGTCGGCGCGTGACTTGCCTGCCGTGCTGCGTGCGGCAGCTGACTATCTGGAACAACCGCCGGCCGTGGCCGTGCTTGGAGAAAGGCTGGTGCCGGATGCGGGCATCCGAACTGATCTCGAAGGTGCAGCGCCTCGCCGACAATCTCGGCGACGTCGAAGTCCTCGTTGAAACCGGAAGTGCAGTCGTCGATCTGGACAGGGTCGACTACGACTGCTTCGAGCCGGGCGAGCCGCTTGTTGTGGTCCTCGTGGCGGGAGGCGAGGACGAATGAGTGCGGACCTGAGCAACGAACCCGTCGCCGGATTCGGTCCCGTGGACCCAGACACAAGGCTGCGGAAGCTGGACGAGTGGAGTAAGAACCTCGTCTCCATCTCCAAGCATGTGTGTGGCAGGAAGAACGAGGGCTTGGATTCGGGCGGCCACAACAGGTGGCCCTGCCAGGAATGCATGATCGGCGTACGCAAAGTCACCAGCTACTGGCATGGTGCCCTGCTGTTGAAGTCGAAGGCCGTCAGGTACCGGGCCGAGAGGGAAGGTATCGAACTGCCGATGGTGGACTTGTCCACCGCATTCTTCATCGCTTCCGCGGTGCTTGATCCGGCTACATCTGTCGAGCTCGAGGACTGGGGTCCTGCCTGATGTCTACGTTTGCCTGGATTCACGGCGCCTCGCCCAACGGCGAGCAATGCGCAGGCTGTAACAACTTGGTGTGGCAACGATTCGCCGGGGAGGTGTGCTGGTCGTGCTATACCGAGGCGGCAAGGTTCGCTATGGAAAACCGAACCTCCCTATCGGGCCCGTCCTCGAACACTATGGTGCAGATCTTTCACGCGCTCGGCCTGGCGGTTGGTCAAAGATCCGATGCCCATTCCACGATGACGGCGCCCCAAGCGCAACCGTAAACCTTCAGATCAACCGCTTCCAATGCTGGGTCGGATGCACCGACCGGGCAGAGGACACTGTCGGATTGGTAATGCACATTGAGCAGCTCGCCTTTCTCGCTGCCCTCCAGCAAGCGGAGAGCATTACTGGACAGAGCCACGAGAGAGTACGCGGAAAGCGTGGCGCTAGCCAAGGACTATTTACTGAGTCGTGGTTTCGATGAGGAAACCATCGACTACTGGCAGCTGGGATACGTGTTCGAGCCGCTGCCTGGGCATGAGCGGTTCAAGGGTTACCTGTCCATCCCCTATCTGACGAGGGCCGGCACGGCGGCACTCAAGTTTCGGTGTATCCGGGCAGAGTGCATCGAGCTCGAGAAGTGCGAGGGGCATCCGAAGTATGACTCGGAGGCGGGCGGTGGCACCTACCTGTTCGGTGCCCTCTCATTCTGGATAGACAGCTCATTCATCTGCGTCACCGAAGGTGAGCTGGATGCCATCGCCTGCGGCATGGCGGGTTTGCCGGCCGTCGGTATCTCGGGTGCCAGCAAATGGCTGAAGCACTGGCAGTACTGCTTCGAAGGGTACGACGAAGTCATTGTGCTGGCCGATGGTGACAAGCCTGGTGAGCGGCTGGCGTCCAATGTCTCTAACGCCTGCCACAATGCACGCGTGCTGACATTCCCTGCGGGGTCGGATGTCAATGCGTATCTGGTTGAACATGGCGCTGATGCGCTCAGGCGAAAGGTTCTCGGCGATGAGCGTTAGTTTTCAGGGTGACGTTGAAGAGGTCGAGGCTTGGTACAGCCGAGGCGCAGAGCTCGGCCTCGAGGTAATCCGCATCGGGTGGGGTCCGATTGGGGAGCGGACCACCATCGATCTGGATATCAAGGATGCCGTGTTCCTCCAGTGGCAACTGGCCGGGGCGATCGACGACTACGCAAAGGCGGTAGGCAAGTGAGTAGCTGGAAGATTGGATCCGACAGTTCACGCAGTGAATCTGTCGTCGACGACGCGACCACTGCGTGGCGCGTTGGACCTGTGCAGCTGGAGCTGCGAGAGGACGGCACGTTCTCCATCTACCAGCCCGACACCAATCGGGTGCTGTCCGTGGAACTGGCCCGGCAGGTGGCGTGGCAGATCCTCTCGGCCACCACACCCGATGACGTGACGGACGTCATTGAGGACGTCAAGGCTGAGGCGCAGTCCACCGTCGGTGGCGGTGTGATTGCGACATCGGATGGTCCGGTCGATGACTCGGTGCTGGCCAAGGAGAAGCGCGGCGGCTTCGCGCAGATCGACAACCCCGAGTTCGCCAAGCTCACGGACACCGAGGTTGAAGCCGACCGCAATGCGGCCGAGGCGAGGGCCTCGATCGAACGCGGCGTCAAGGATGTGGAGCAGGGCAACGTGAAGCCTGCTCCCGTCAAGCGTCGGCCGGGTCGACCGCGGAAGCAGTCATGACCGACTCTCCGGTCAGCTACCGCCTGCGCTACTCGGCTGTCGAATACAGCCGGCGCAATGGACCCATGTCCTCGCTGCTGTTCTCTCTGGCGCAGCAGTGCCTGCTGTGGGAGCACGACGGCAAGCACATCGAGCAGGTGCACTGCCATCTGACCGGTGACGGTGACCATATGGGTGTCTGTCTGGTGGATGAGCATGGCTCCGTGGAAGCCGCGGCCGAAGCCGCCGCCTAAGACGGGCACCAAGTGCAGCCAGTGCAAGGACGGCATCGTCAAGGACAAGATCGATGGCCGGTGGGTGGAGCGCCAGTGCAAGAACTGCAACGGGATGGGGCGGATCGGGTGAAGGTCGGAGACGTAGAGGTGAAGCCGACACCTGCCGGCGTGCTGGTGTCGATACCTACCGACACCATCCCTGCCGTGGCCCATCTGGATAGGGGCGAGACGTTCATGTTGGCCAACGAGTTGGTGCGCATGGCCAGGCGAGTGGAGATCCAGTGAAGCGCATCCTCGTGACCGGCAGTCGGGGCTGGACTGACTGGCCAACCCTCTGCAGTGCCCTCAACAACGCCCTCGGCGGCGTTGATGTGGTGACGATCGTGCACGGTGCAGCGGCGGGCGCCGATGCAATGGCTCAAGAGTGGGCGGACGTGGCAGAGATGCCGTTCGAGGCGCATCGAGCCGAGGACTTCCCTTCTCCGCTTGTTCGCAATCGGCACATGGTGAACCTGGGTGCGGATGTGTGCCTCGCCTTCGCCCAGAAATGGGCGAGCGGGACTGGAAACTGCGCTCGACTTGCCCGCAGGGCAGGTATCCCTGTCATTGACTACGGGGTGGATACCAGCATGGAGGCCCGGCCATGAGTGACGGCCCGAAGATCCTCACGCTGGACATCGAGCGGTTCCCGAACATCGTGCACAAGTGGTCGCTGTTCGACAAGCATCCGACACCGCTCAACATGGTGGAACAGTTCGGGTCCACCGTCAGCTTCGCCGCCAAGTGGTACGGCAAGAGCAAAGTCGAGTTCTACTCCGACTACCACGATGGACACAAGCACATGATCGAGCAGGCACACCGCTTGCTCGGTGAGGCGGACATCGTCATCACCTACAACGGTGACAGCTTCGACCTGCCCCATCTCCGACGGGAGATGGTGACGCTCTCCTTTGGACCGCACGCACCGGTCCTGTCGGTTGATCTGTACAAAGTGGTCAAGCGGCAGTACCGCTTCGAGTCCAACAAGCTTCAGCATGTGGCCCAGCAGTTGGGTGTGGGCTCCAAGTTGCAGCACGAAGGCCACGGGCTGTGGCGTAGGTGCATGGCAGCCCTCGACCGGCTTGGTGCCGGCGAGCAGCTGCGCCCCGAGGATGAGCGAGCCTGGGCTTTGATGGCCAGGTACAACAAGCAGGACGTGCGCCTGACCGAGCAGCTGTACGACAGGCTGCGACCGTGGATCACCAGCCACCCGCACATGGGCCTGTTCCTCGGTGAGGAGCATGCGTGTAACCGGTGCGGGTCCACCGATCTGGAGCGGCGGGGCTTGAAGCACACGCCGCTGTCCTCGTACCAGCAGTACCGCTGCCGTGAGTGCGGCGGCTGGTCCCGTGGCAGGACCGCGGTTGCACGAGTGGATGAGAGGGGCACAGCGTGAAGCTGAGCCGTAGGGCTGGCGTGTATCTGGCGTCAGCCAACTGGGATCGCATCACCGCATGGGTAGGCGCAAGCCTGGTGGGTGTAGCTGCCGACGTCATCCCGCCGTGGCTGCTGCCGCTGCTGCTGCCGGTGCTCACGCACCATTGGGCTCAAGCCCTGTTTGCCGGCCGTCAGGTGCTCGCTCACGCTGCCGCAATGGCGAGGGTGGATGAGTACACCAGCACGCTCGCGACGGCGGCAGAGGACAACTCAGAGGCGGGCGAATGAGCGATGGCTTGGTGCGTGCGCGGCTGCTACAAGGTGAAGAAGGACGGCAAGTGGGTGTGCGTGAGATGCGGGAAGTGACTGACCCATTCGATCGCGTGGTCGAGGAAATCCAGGCGCTCAATGAACGCAAGCGTGCCGACTACACCAACGGGCAAGACCCGTGGCAGAACTTCAAGGACTCCGCTACCCAAGTGGGTGCGGCACCTGGCCTGTCTGTTGAGGTGCTGATCGGCACCAAGCAGGCCCGTCTCAAGCAGCTGCTGTTCACCGGTCGTGAGGTGAACAACGAGTCGGTGCGTGACTCGCTGCTGGATCGTGCCGTGTATTCGGTGATTGCCCTCGCCATGTACGACGAGGGGCATTACTCCTGACTCAAGTCGTAACGAGGCGGGAGGTGATGAACGTGGCAGTTCCCAAGAAGCCGGCCGGTAAGCCGGCGGCGAAGGGCAAGGGCAAGGGCAAGCCTCCGCCCTTCGTGAAGAAGGGCGAGGAGAAGAAGGCCCCGGCCAAGGGCAAGGCCCCAGTCAAGAAGGCGGCGGGCAAGAAGCCCCCGCCGAAGGGCAAGTAACTCAACACAGCAGGAAGCCCCGGTCTTGGGATGATTATGCAGGTCATCTCCGAACCGGGGCTTCCTCATGCGACGAACTTGAGGGCTCGCCGCTGATGGTTGGCCAAGCGCGACCTGTCGGATGACCACCTCCATTGGGTGGGTCGAGTGAACAGTTAACGGCGATCACGTTAGTGTCAGATGTGACGTTTCGCATCACCCTTGCGGGTGGCTACGCCGCCCGCTGAGCAGGCTGGCTGGTCAGATGGAATCCGTTGCAGTTCCCGCAGTAGTAGCTGCGCTCTTCACGTCTCTTCTGGCTGCGGCCGAAGGCCCGCTTGATCTTGGCATCGACGAGCGCAAGCTGCGCCTCGTCGTATGAAGAGAAGCGTGCCTTGCCTGTACATCCGGGTACCTTGGCCTTAGTCATTGACGCGCCACACTTCACGCGTCCACCTGCTGTCCAGGTTCAGCGCCCAGTCCTGCGCCTCGTGCTCGAGGTGGAATGGCCGGCTGATGGGCAGCCAGCGGTCGGCCACCTTGATGTAGACCACGTAGCTCACGATGCTTCTCCCGCCCACCCCATGTACCGCTCGGCCATCGTGACCTCGCGGTCAGCCAGGTTGGCATCCTGCACCGCACCCGACAGGAACGAGATGGCCTGTAGTGGGGTGCCCAACCTGTTGCGTTCCATCACACCGTTGACGAGCTCGGCCACCCAGTGGGCCAGATCGTGCGCCAGCTGGAGATCCTCGTGATCTCGCGAGGTGTACATCAGAACTCTGCTTCGATCAGGTCGGCGATCTGCTCGAACGAGGCGCCGCCGTCGTTCACATGCGAGATACGCATGGGGAAGCCGTCATCATCCATCCGGCTGGTGTAAGGCTGGCCGTCGTCCAGGCCAGCCCATTCCCGGACCGTGCCTGGCAGGCCACTGCCGTGGCCGTCGTACTGGGTGTAGCCGTTCTTGTGATGGACCTTGAGTTCGATGCCGGACAGGATGGCCACCTCACACAGCACGCCCAGGCAGCACAGCTCGTTGCCCTTGCGGAGCACGCCCTTGCCCTGCTTGTACTCGCCACTGCGCAGCGCAGCCACCCACTGGGCCTTGATCTTCGGATCCATCCGCGAAGCGGACTGGTCCTCAGCAACATCAGCTTCGCTGTTGATTGCGTCCGGGTTCATGCCCATGTCTACCGCCTCCTGCTTGATGGCTTGCTTGATAGATCGGACAAGCAGCGAAGCTGTCTTGTCCTGACGACTAGTTGATACTCAACTTGTCGGATACAAGCATGACCATACATCAAGCATGACGCAAGCGGCCGGCGCTATCCAGTTGCTCAAGCAAATGTGCAGGTCAAAGAGAAAAGGCGGAGCGCAACGGCTCCGCCCCACGTTATGGCGTTGGGTTGGTGAACGATGTGTCGTTTGTGTCGATCTTGTCGTTAGTGACGGTTGGCTTGGAGCTCTAGCTCTACCTCCAGCACCTGCATGTTGCGGCACAGGGTGGCGCCAGCCTCAAGCGAGGCAGCCACCTCATCCCACGGGCCAGAGCCATCCATCATCACGGCGCGGCACAGCTCAGCCGTGAACCGGGACATAGCCATCAGCCTGGATACGGCAGCCACCTGCTCAGGGGTGGCGCCGTTGAACGGGATGCGCTCGTTGGCCTGCGCTACCAGTGCTAGGTGTCGGCTCACGAGTCAGCCCGCCAAGGCGAGGGGCTCAACACTTGCCCCTGCCCGACGGGCTGGAAGGCAAGCGACTTTCGCAGCGTCCATTCGACGCTGTCCGCTTGGGTATGCATGTGTAGTTGTCCTGACGTTGGTCCCGGCCCTGGCAGCCGGGACGGTAGCTCGAGGCTAACACCAGAGCGAGAGTCAGACCACCTCGTCCGGGTTGTCCACCACCAGATAGGTGGTCTCGCCCAGCGTGACGCTGGTGTCGCCGGCCTCGAGATCCTCAAGAGCCTGCCGTGCCTCACGCTGCCTGTGTGGGCTGCGCTGCCCGCCGAGCGCGTCACGCATCAGCTGAGTGATCTCTTCGAGGGTGCCGTAGGCGATGGACACGTAGCGCATGCGTGACAGGCTAGAGCACGACGAACGGGCCGTGCTCAACCTCGCTCATTCGTCCTGGTACCAGATGGACCGTGGAAAGCTGTCGTCCAGGCAGTCCGCCCACTCGAGCGCCATACGCTCCGAGGGGAGCGAGCCGGGCCGACTCACTGTCACCCACTGGCCGTTCACTTCGATGCGCACGTAGTAGTAACCACTCATGCCGCCGGCTCCCATCTCGTGATCTCGAACGGTCCGTACTTCGCTTCCACGTACAGCCGCGCCTCAAATCGAGACATGCGGGCGTTACCGCATGTCCCTTGCGACGCGCCTCTCGTCACACCTCCCATGCGGTCACGATGAAGGGGCCGTGAACCGCTTCGGTGTAGAGGCGCGCTTCGCACCCAGCTATCAGCCTGTCCACCGTGCGGCAGTGGCCGCAGCTGCGCCGCGGGTGATGCACACAGTCATGGTCGGTGGACCTGCGGTGGAAGAGGGGGCCGGCTGCCGCCAGCACGCCACACGGGCAGTGAAGTGCGGCCGACACGGCAGCAACCAGCTCGTTAGCCTGCTCGGTGCTCATGATCTCGGCCTGATCTGGTTGAAGGCGTCAGCAGCCGGGCTTGCATCGTCATGCTGCGCGATCATCTCGTCGTGGTCGTACACGTTGAACATCCCCGTGCCGACGTGGTACGTCACCCGTGCGCTGTATCCCTGACCCCAGTGTCCGGCCAGCTGTATCTCTTGCTCGTTGGCGTAGTCTTCCAGCTCCTGCGCCGTCACGTGGTTATGACTCATGCCGCACGCTCCGATGGATAGAGCGTGGCAGCCAGCGCCGCAGGCATGTGGTAAGGCATGCCCATGTAGCCGCACGTCACCAGCGCCAGCGAATACAAGTTGATGTACCTGTCCGGCCAGGCCAGCGGGCCGGCATGCTGCTCGCAGTAGATCTGGTCCGTCACCTCGTCGACGTGCGTGGCAGGCGCCTCGCAGTACCTGCTACCCAGCCACTCGTCACAGCCGCGCGGATTCGACTCGTGCACTCGCATCACTCAGTCCTCCAACGGGGTCAAGTAATCCAAGGGCACGCGATGCACGGTTCCGCCCACGCGCACTCTCGTCATGGACGGTTCGTAGGCCACCGCGCCGACCACCTCGCCCGTCGATATCCTGTAGGTCATGCGGGTGGTGAATGCGCCCACCCGTCCGGCGGGTTGCTCGATGCGCACACGGGTTCCGGGGCCGGGCTGCATGTTCACGGCGTCACCTGCGTGATGTGGTACGCGCCATCGTGGTAGACGACAGCGCAGCTGTCCTCCGTCGGGCACGGGACCACCGTGTCCGTGCTGTCCTCCGCCGACGCCATGGACATCACTGCCCACGCGATACCCGCCCACATGGCCAGGCCCAGCACACACGCACCGACCAGTCTCTTGACGGTCATGATCCTCTCCTTCACGGTCTGAGTCCCGACAGCGCAAGGCAGGTGCCAACACCTGCCCAACGCAATCCGCTCAGAACTCGAACTGCTCGTCCGCCACCAGCTGGGCAGCCCACGTCACGCCGGCCAGGAAACTGTCCTCATCCGAGAACGCAGGCACCGGACCACCAGCACCCGGCTCGCCGAAGCCGGGGTCCTGCACCACGCCGCGCAGTGCGGCAGCCAGGTTGACGCGCGTCTCCCGCACCAACGCTGTGATCAGCTCATCCACGTGAGCGTGGATGCCATCGGCAATGTCACTCGCACTCATCTGCCGTCACTCCCCTGCCAGATGTGCCACTGCCCATCGCGGTAGTCCGCGCGACAGCTGTCCTCCTGCGGGCACATGCCCGCGGGCGTCGTCACCTCAACCGTCTCGCCCTCGGACGCGAGGGCCGTCACGCCCCACGCCGACCCGCCCAGCCAGGCCGCCACCACCAGGCCGGCCACCCACTTCGCTTGCTTCGTCATGTCCACTCCTCGTCTGATCTGCCAGCGCCAAGCCCAGTCGAGCTGGGCATGACGCAAGCGGGTCAGAGCGCGTGCCGTGGGCAGCGCGGGAGCGTGCTCCAAAACGGTGCGCAGTCCGGCGAGTCGACGCCGCACAGCGCGGGCAGCAGCTCCCCGCACGCCTCACAGTGGCGGGCGTGCACCGTGAACTGGCCGAGACGGTTGAAACTGATCACACCCAGCGCCTCGCCCTTGGCCAGCAGATCTACGGGCAAGTACGCAATCTCGTGAGGCAGAAGACTGGTCGCTCTCATTGGCGCTCCTCGGTTGCTGTACCTTGATGTCATCAAGCATGCGCTCAAGCATGACCACGACGCAAGAGCTAGGCGGTAACGAAGCGGTAAAGCTGTGCTTCGTTCCCTTCGTGCCACCTTGCTACGCGCGGGCACGTGAGATCACGACAGGTAACGGCCGGCACCAGACATGAGAAAAGCCCCCGCCGAAACGGGGGCTTCCCTAGCGCAGTCGAAGGCCTAGCCTTGGTACCCCTCGTGCTCGCCTTCCAGTACGGTTGCGCCGTACACGCGGCCAGCCTTCGTCAGGTCGAAGCGCACCAGCGCATCGCGGTACTCCGGGTTGCTGAGGCCGTAGCTGACAGCCGCGTCGGACTGCGTACGCAGCACCTCGCCACCGTCGAGGGTGATTCGCCATGTCGGATTACCGTTGGTCGAGTTGTTCAGTCGGTCCAACTTCGCGATCCGTCCGGTCACCTGGTTGTCGCTCATCGGTACTCCCTCATGCTTGATATCTGGTTACGCTTGATGGTGCCTGCCAGCTGGCAGCAAGTCAAGTCACGAGATGGTAACCCGAGCTCGGCAAGGTCAGGCTTGACACAATGAACGGTACACATTATGGTTAAGCACGGCTAACGATATGCCTACATTGCATACCACATACACCTACATACCTCCCATGTCCAGGCAGATGGGGGGGATGGGGGTGGGGGGAGGGGGTACATGATGATCTTACATGTATGTATTCTTGCTGGTCAGCGTTGTGGCAGCGCGCGCGGCCAGCGCGCCGCCGGCAGGGGAGCAGACCCCAGTGTTATTAATATGTGTGTGTTATATATATTACTCCACGTCATAATTTCTGCGGCGATTCTCTACGCACGGTCACCAGTTTTTCGTGGTGCACCTGCTCCGCACTGATGGTGGGGGTTGCCCCCTTTGTGGGGGGTGGTTTCGTGGGGTGAGTGGTGGACGGTCTTCGAGGCCCCCTGCTATGTCTCTGACCCTTTCTAAAATTGGGGGCATGGCCTTCAATGCACCTTCTCCGCAATGGCAGGAGCGCTCCTTTGAGGGGCGCCTGGTCCGGATCTCCGCCCTCTCGGAAGAGGAGGAGATGTCAACCCGCTGGGGGACACGGTGGGCGCTGTTCGCGAAGGTCGAGATCCTGAGTGGGATCTTCTCCGGTACCACCTTTCCGAAGGTGCCTATCTTCTCGCCGCCGTTGAAGCGGCAGCTGACGGAGAAGGGCCGGGTTGAAGGCAAGCTGGCACGCGGGGCCGCCTTGAAAGGCGCCCCGGTGCAGTGGGTCGTGAAGGAAACCGCAGCTCAGGCATAGGCCTTTTGGGCCTGCTACCGTTACCGGTACGGGTCCAGTGTGTTTCGCCCGGTACTCGCTACCAGCAAACCGCTCGCACCGCAGGCGCCTTCATGGGCGCCAGTTGCCTGCTCCGGGCTCGTCACTACTTGGCCCTATCTCTGCCCTCCCCCTTTCTTCGGTGTCGGACCAACACAACTTCACGTGCAGACGTGAAAAAGTGTCTGACCAGATGGAGTTCCGTGAAGGTCTCTACCGCTGAAGCCAAGGAGATTGTTCTCCAGAAGCGTGCCGCCGGCATGGCCGTCAAAGAGGCCATGGCCGTGGTGGGCAGGTCGTATGAGACGTGGCGTGACTGGCGCCGGACGGACTCTGACTTCAAGGAGAAGGCCGACAAGATCGGCCAGGCCCTGAAGCGTGGCGAGGTCTCCAAGTCTTCGGTGCCGGACTTCCCTGAGTTCTCGGAGCAGTACCTGGGAGTCAAGCTCCCGCAGCATCACCTGCGCATCTGGGATGTGATGCAGGGCCGCGAGCCGCGGGACATGTACGAGTCGATGCAGTATCAGCCTGGCGCTTGGCCGGGCAAGTACATGCTGATCAATGTTCCACCTGACCACGCGAAGTCCACCACGTGGACCGTGAACCGCAGCGTGTGGCTGATCGCCAAGAACCCGGACATCAGGATCGGCATCGTCAGCAAGTCGCAGACGATGGCCAAGAAGTTCCTGGGTCAGATCAAGTTCTACCTTCAGAACGCCAGCTTGTACCCGGAGTTGCACGCAGCCTTCGCCCCCGAGGGCGGTTGGCGGTCGGACGACAAGGGCGATGGTCTCTCCTGGCGAGAGAACATGATCTACGTGAAGGGCCGGACGCAGGCCGAGAAGGAACCGACCGTTGAGGCGCTCGGTATCGGCTCCCAGATCTACGGCACCCGATTCGACGTCATCATTCTCGACGACGTGGAGGACATGGCGTCCGCTAGCCAGTTCGAGCAGCACGCGGACTGGATCGGGCAGGAGGTGTTCAACCGCCTACATCCCGAGGATGGCGAGCTCGACATCTTGGGTACGCGCGTCGCCGTCATGGACGTCTATCGCAAGCTGCGAGATGACGCGAAGACCGAGGACGGGGATCCGTTCTACACCTACTTCGCTCAGCCGGCGGTTCTGGAGGGCGAGACGGGCCATTCTGATGAATGGACTGTGCTCTGGCCTGAGCGGCTGGACGCGAAGAAGATTGCCCGCAACAAGGCGGCGATGACCGATAGCCGCAGGTTCACGTTCGTCTATCAGCAGCGTGACGTGTCGGAACACGCCACGTTCCCGGCGGAGGCTGTGAATGCCTCCATCAACAGGATGCGGCATCACGGGGTGATGGAGGGCGGTACGCCCACGCACCGGCCGCAGGGCATGCAGGGCCTGTATGTGATCGGGTCGTGGGACCCGGCGAGCTCGGCGGGTCACAACGCCATGATTGTGGTCGGCGCCGACAAGCAGACGAAGAAGCGCTGGGTCCTGGACGTGTGGGACCGGAAGGGTGTCGGCCCCCGGCAGACCATTCCGCTGCTGAAAGAACTGACCACCAAGTACCACATCAACGAGTGGCGGATCGAGAAGAACGCGGTCCAGCAGTTCATCACCCAGCTACCGGAGATCCGGGATTTCCTGACGGCGAACCAGTGCCGCCTGGTGGAGCACCAGACGACAGGCAACAAGTGGGACCCGTCGATGGGGGTTGAGGGCACTTTGGTGCCCTTGTTCCTGTCGTGCGTGACGGACGTCAACAATCGCCTGGTGGCGACTGGCGATGAGCACCCTCTCATCGAATTGCCGTCCCCACGCACCTGCAAGGACGTGGACAAGCTGGCTGAGCAGTTGAAGCAGTGGGAGCCGGACAACAAGAAGCTGATTCAGGACCTGGTGATGGCTCTCTGGTTTGCCGAGTTGGGTATGAGACAATACCTGCGTAGCGGTTTGGGTAATCAAACCCACGCGAACAGCAAGTTCCAGTCTCGTGGCGCTATCGAGCGCCGGGGCGTGTTCAGCTTCGGAAGCTCCGAGGAGCAGTTCCAGGCGATTCTAGGTAGTCAGAACAGGCGGGCCGTGGCCTAGTGGACATCAAAGCCATTCATCAGCATGTCGAGAACATGCGCATGCGCTGTTCCGGGCGCGATAAGGACTCCTACCTGGTGCGAATGACCCGTAAGGGTCGCCTGCACGAGGTGTTCCCCTCCCATTTCGCCGATGACCTGGCGCAGATGGCGATCGCCAACACGATCGACAATGTTGCTCGTGACGTGTCGGAGCAGTTCGCCCCGCTCCCCTCCATCGCCTGCTCGTCGGGGAACATGGCCAGCCAGGCTGATGTGGTTCGCGCCGGCAAGCGCAACAAGATCGCCTCCCACTATTGGGACAAGTCGGATCTCGAGCTTCAGCACATCGACTTCTGCGATGCCACCCTGTCCTACGCCTTCGGCGTGTATCGCATCGTGCCGGACTTCGAATACCAGTGCCCGCGAATCAAGTGGTCGCCGAGTTTCGACACCTACTACTTCAAGGACATGTGGGGCCGCACCAAGTGGTGCGCGCAGGTGAAGCTCGAGACGGTGCTGAATCTGTGCGCGAAGTACCCGGATCTTGAGCCGTTCATCGGTATGAAGAACGGCGTCAAGCGGGGCATGAACGACACGGAACGGGTCGTCACCTACGACGACGAGAACCAGTCGGTGGTGTATCTGCCGGATTCGGGTTACAAGGTGCTGGCGCAGTGGCAGCACAACCTGGGCCGCTGTCTTGTGGTGATCGCTGAGCGTCCCGGCCAGGAGGATCTGAAGCGCGGGCAGTTCGATGACTCGGTGATCCCCATGCTGGTCAAGCACATCATGGTGCAGTACCAGCTGAACGCCACCGACAAGGCGGTCAACGCCCCGATCGCCATGCCTGATGACGTGACGGAGCTTCCGTACGGGCCGGATGCCACGATCCGCACACAGAACCCGCAGGGCGTGAGCCGCGTGCGGCTCGACATTCCCGACGATCTGTTCGCCTTCAACCAGCAGCTGGATCAGGCCGTGAAGGAGGGCTCCCGGTACCCGGAGGCCCGCGGCGGGTCGACGCCGGGCAGCATTGTCACCGGCAAGGGTGTGGACGCGCTGAATGGCGCGATGAACACCCAGATCAAGACCATGCAGGTGGTGGTCGGTAAGGCTCTCGAAGAGGTCACCGAGCTCTGCTTCATGCTGGACGTGAAGCTGTGGCCCAACACCCAGAAGAAGATCACCGGTGTTCTGGCGGGCAGGCCCTACGAGGTCTCCTACACGCCCGCGAAGGACATCGGCGACAGCTACACCTGCAAGGTGTCGTACGGTTTCGCGTCCGGCCAGGGGCCGGCGCAAGCCATCGTGGCGATGTTGCAGCTGCGCGGCGACAAGGTGATCTCGAGGGACACGTTCCGCAAGAACCTGCCGTTCGATATCGACTCGGACGAGGAACAGCGGCGCATCGACGCTGAGGATCTGGCGTCGGCCGTGGAGCAGGGCGTGATGGGCCTGGCCCAGGCGTTCGGCCCGATGGTGATGCAGCAGCAGGACCCGCTACCCATCCTTCAGTCGATGGCGAAGCTGGTGCAGCTACGCCAGCGCGGGGTGTCGATGGCTGATGCGGTGGTGCAGGCGTTCACCCCACCGGAGAAGCCGGAGGAAGAGGCGGCCGAGGTGCCGCCGCAGGGCGCCCCTCCTGGCGCTGAGAGCGCTCCTGGCGGGCCGGAGCTGCCGCAGGGTGTGCAGCCCAACGGGCTGTTGCAGGGTCAGGCGCCCGGCCAGCAGGGCATGGCCCCCGGTGGCCTGCCTGATGTTCAGAACCTGATGGCCACCCTGCGGGGGCAGGGCGCGCCACGCATGGAAAGCACAGTGAGCAGAAGGCGAGTTGTCGGTGCCTGATGAGGTAGAGGACGACCGGATCACGGACATGCTGCCGGAGGGATACATCTCCCTCGGCTTCGTCGCGACCGTCAAGGCCCTTCGCCCTGACGGCGAAGTGGTATTCACTCACGTGACCCACGGCGGCCTGAACTCAATGGAACTGATCGGCATGGTCACGTCGCTGCATGACGATCTGCGCGACGATCTGCGCACGCCGCACGTGCGCCTCCTGCCGGACGGTGACGATGATTAAGTCGGGCGACTTCTACGAAGAAGACGAGCCGGTCGAGGACATCGTTCGGTCCTGGAATTCCAGTACCTCGTACGTGTTCACCGCCTATACCGCCGACCCGACGCTCAGCATTTCGACCTCGGGCAACTGCACAGTTACCGTCACGCACTCGCCGTGGAGAGTGACCTATGACTAGCCCCGCCCAGGTCTCCGGTCCCGGCGCCCTCTCCAAGCGCACGGACGCGGGCGGCCAGCCAATCCGCTCCCTGCCCGACCCCAAGTATGGGGAGGCCGGCGAGTTCGCGGCCCAGCAGAAGGCCGCCCCGCTCGCCGAGGCGCCTGGTGCGCCTGCCGGTCCGGCCCCGTCAGACATGGCACGCAAGCTTCAGGCTGCCCCCGGCCCCGAGGCTGGCCCTGCTCCCGGCCAGCCGCTGCCTGGTCTGTTCGACCAGGGTGACCCTGGCATTCCGGTGACGGCCGGCGCCCCGATGGGCGCGGGTCCGAACTCGGTGACTGGCGGGCAGATGCCCATGCCGCGGCGCAAGACGAGCGAGCAGCTCGCGGAGTATGCGAATGGTGACGAGTCGCTCACGTTCCTGGTGAACGTGCTGGCTCAGCAGGGGAACTAGCTGCGGCGGGCGTTGCGGACGATCCGCCGGATAAGGAATCCGGCAGCGGCCAGCACGACGGCCAGGCCGCCCAGGATGTAGGCCCCGCCCGGCCCTTTGGGCATGGAGTTTTGGGCGGGTCCGATCACGAGGAAGCCGAGAACCAGCCAGGCCCCGACGATAACCCCGACGATCTTGAGAGCTGTCACGAGGACAGCATACCTGATTTTGGAGGGCAGTAGCCCTGGCACGTAAGTATTGGTGGCAGAAGGTCGAGAACCCTGACGTCATCGTGCAGGCCGCGCGCCGCCCGGTCCAGGACCGGCGGGTGCGCTACTCCACCGTGCTTCAACGCGGCGGCATGTTCCGCAACCAGCCGGAGATCGTCAAGTCCCTGCTCGACAAGCAGGTGCCGCTGGCCCTGGCCATGCAATCGTTCAACTCGTACTCCGCCACGCAGGCCAAGCAGACCGCCAAGCATCTGTCGACCGCAGGTTTCTCCTCCACCAATGAGGAGAATGCGGCCCGCCCCGGCTATCTGAACAAGACGGATGAGTGGGGTGAGGCCGACAAGAAGCTGGCGAACGCCGACAATGATTTCGGTGGCGGGCTCCTGGGCGGCCTGGCTTCAGGGTTTGATGCTTTCGCTCGCGGCTTCACGAATGTGGGTTCGAAGGTTATCGAGGGAACCACGTGGGCGTGGAACCGCTCGGTCGGTGCCCCTTTCGCCGCGGGCAGCTCCTCGGATTCTGCGGTTGATGACGCGCTTCAGGGCGCGAATGACTGGGTGGATCGCATTCCGGTGGCGGGCGCCCTTGCTTCGCTGGGTTTGGGCGCCGTTGAGGGCGCCGCCAACTGGGTTGAGGGCTTGGGTCGCGTGTACGCACCCGGCTCCGTCAGCGACGAGCAGCAGCGGCAGGACATGCGTGCCGCGCACCTTGATCCGTCGCGTATCGGCGACCGGATCAACTTCTACTCGCAGGACTTCGGCGAGGTTGTCGCCCCCATCTCGAACGAGCACATCGAGAAAATCAAGGGCCTGAAGCGCTGGTCCCCGGAAGACGTGGACGCGGCCCGCGAGATCATCGTCTCGGGGGCCATGGATGACCTGTCGCGCTCCTACTCGGCGCTGTCGCCCGAGGCGCAGGGCCTGATTGCCCGCGCATCCAAGAGCCCCAACGTGGAAGACCTGCTGAACGCTGTCGGCGACGGCAGCCAGAACACGCTGGGCTGGGGTGTCCTGAAGGGTTTCGTGCCGGACCAGTACCAGAAGCCAGGCCAGTTCTGGGAGCCCGGCAGTGTCAGCCGGCAGGTGGCTTCCGCGGCGACCGAGCTGATCGTCACGTGGCACATGGACCCGACGGTGGTTGCCTCGCAGGGCGTGAAGGCTGTGCGCGCGATGCGCTACGGGGTGGGTGGTGTTGCCGCCGAGAAGATCGATAACACGATCCAGATGCTGAAAGCGTCGGACGATCTGCACGCCCCCAAGGGGGCACTGGCTCGCCGGTTCGACGAGGCCATGCAGACCGCTGACGACATTGTGACGGTGGGCGTATCGACCCCTGAGGCTGCGAAGGCGCGGGCCTCCTGGATTCGTAGGTTCCCCGGCTACGACAAGACCCTGGATCTGCTGATCGGACAGCGGGCCGGCACTGTCGGACCGATCCGCGCCCGCACCCTGAATGAGGCCAAGGGTGAGGTGAAGCACGCGGCCGAGGGTGGCCGCGATGTGAACCCGTGGGTGCTCGATGCGTCGGCTGACGGCAAGCCGATGTGGGCTTTCACGAAGACTGATGGCACGAAGGCCACCCCGGAGGAGCGGGCTTTGGCCCGCGCCAACGCTGCGGAGGAGCTGTCCACGTTCATCGTGATGGACGCCTACGCCTCAGGCCGCGAGATCACCGGCTCACGCCTGCTGCTGCCCGGTCAGCTGTCGCTGAACGGCAAGGTGCGGGACAAGCTGGCACCCGTGCTCGAGGCGTTCAACCGCCGAGACATGTCAGTGATCAAGCAGTTGAAGGAAACAGGCAAGAAGCCCATTGACCTAAACGGCCATGTGCTGGCAGACGAGCAGGGCCGCTGGGATCATCTCGTCAACCCGGAGTCGGCGGAGTGGCTGCGGAACAACTACACGTTCGGCATCACCCACATGTTTTCCCGCGGGTGGCGGAACTTCGAGAAGACCTTCAGCAACAAGACCATCCTGCCGAGCTCGCCCGACTCGGTGAAGGTGTACAAGGAGCTCGTCTCCCAGTTCATGCCGAAGCGGCAAGCCCAGATGGTGACCACCCAGTACGCCGCCGCCAATCCGGCGGAACGCTGGGTGATGACCCGCCAAACCATCGGGTCACTGCTGAACGTGATGAACCTGCGTAATACGCCTGAGGCGCAGAAGATCGTGGACCAGCTCACCAAGGGCCTGGTGCCGCAGGGCGAGTACATCAACGGCTACAAGGCCGGGGTGCGCGAGCACTACACCACGCCGGACGGCAACTACATCAGGGTCGGCGACCTGAAGATGCCGGCCGCGGTGCACCCGTGGCAGCTGTCGGAGGGTGTTGAGCTTCCGAACTGGCGGGAGTTGCGGGGCCTGGCGAACCGCAATGCGGTGTTGAACGCCGTCACGAGGACGGCGGACGGCCAGGCGGCCAACGCCATGGTGCGCGCCTGGAAGGCGTCCAAGGTCACCACCTACTCGAACATGATGCGCCAGGGCCTGGAGCTGGAGCTGTTCAACGCCTGGCGTGAGCCCGGCGTGCTGGGCGCGCACCGCGCAGCGCGCAAGGCTGTGAAAGCTGACGTGCTGAACCGCAAGGTCAACGATCATGACCTTGAGCGGTTGGCGAACGCGGTCAACAACTTCACCCCAGACGATCTCGCCCAGCTTGAGGTGACCCGCCGCAGCAAGCCCGAGACGTATGTGAAGACCATCAGCGCCATCTTGGAGCGTGACGGCATCTCCCCGCGCATGGCCGAGACCATGGCGCGGCTCGGTCAGGACGTGGACCTCACGGAGTATGGCGAGTTCCTGGCCTCCAAGTCGGAGCGCCGCGCCCGCCACCTGGCGGCCATCGGACCGTGGGACAAGGTTCGCCGAGCTCGTGCGATACGGCACGAGCGTAAGGGCGGCAACGTTGAGGACACGCCGCTCTCGAAGCATCTGGACGCTGAGATGGCGCAGCAGATGCTGGAGGGCGCAGCCAAGCAGTTCGGCTCCGCTGCCGACGCCTACGCCTGGAACATGGCGGAGCGTGCCACGCACACGGACCGCGCCCGCATCACCGATGCGGCCGGCAGGAACATCTCGTTCCGTCCGGTGAAGGTGGTGAACGCCTACGAGTGGGGCGACACCACGCCTGCCCTGTGGGCTGCGGAGCTCGGTCGGCGGCAGTCAGACCCAATCGGCGAGCTAGCCATGCAGTTCATTGCCAAGAGAGCCTTGGCGGACGTGACTGAAGCTGCTCGCCCAAAGGTTCAGGGCGAAGTCGCCGTGAACGTGGCGCAGAACATCGCTGACGAGTTGACCGCCACGATGAGGGCGAAGCGTTACCCAGAGCTTGATGTCCACGCCCTTGCGCTCAGCAAGAACTTGGATGACGCGGAGGCGCTTGCGGGCATGCGCGATGCGTACTCCAGGATGGCGACGGACTCCCTGCTCAAACAGTCTACATTCGCCGATGCGGACGCTTTGATCGCGAAACTGTACGGCGAACACGAGCTGGGCGCGTCTATGCGCGCCAACAGCGCCGGCATGCAGTACCTGCCGGACGGTAAGCCGGTGCGCAATCCGGCCGACAGGCAGGCCGCGGCACAGGCTGCCGCGCGCCGGGCGGTGGATGACCTGGTTCACCACATGGGTGGGAAGGTCACGCGCACCGACAAGGGCGCGGAGATCCGGTTCCCTGAGGAGTCCCGCCCCCTGCTGGAGAAGCTCGCCAAGGGCGAGGAGATCTCGGCTGACGACCTCGCCAAGCTCGATGATGCGGCCAAGCCTGAGGGCATGGTCGCACCCATCTACGCGCCCATGGTTCCCGAGAAGAACGGCTTCGCGCAGGGCCTTTCAAACTTGGCGACCCGCGCCTACGGCACGGTCGTCGCCGACCCGCTGGACAAGCTGTTCGTCATGCCCACCTTCGTGGCCAACCGCAGGCTGGCGCAGGACGAGATGGCGCCGCTGATGGAGGCCCTCACCGCGAAGGGCATGGAGCCCGGGCAGGCTGCGTTCATGGTGGAGGCCGCCACCAACAAGCGGGCTGTGGCCAAGACGTTCCAGGGCACCGACAACCCGATGGAGAAGTCGGTGTTCTCGGAGATGGCCGACAAGTGGCTGATGTTCCAGCGTGCGCAGGAGGACTTTCTGCGCCGCCTGGTGAATGCAACCAGGGCCAACCCGGAGGGTTTGGCTCGAGCCAACATCCTGATGCAGGCCGGGGTGCACGCGGGCATCGTGCACTACGAGCCGTTCCAGGACGAAGAGGGCAACACCGAATACCACCTCACCTTCACCTACCCCGGCACGGCCCTCGCCCAGCGGGTGATGGCCGATGCCGCAGCCGGCCTGGGCCTGGCACCCGACGAGATCCTGAGGGTGCCGCAGTTCGACGGACTCAAGTCGCAGGTGCGGTTCATCAACCCTGGCCTGTCGAATCCCCTTCAGTTCTCGGCCAACCCGATGTTCGGGTTCGCCACGTGGGGCGCCGAGAAGATCTGGCCCGGCGCCACCGTGGACTTGGAGCGGCTGCGCCGCGGCCTGTCGGGCGGCGAGGACTTCGAGGGCACGTCCGGTCCGTTCACGTGGAAGAACCTGGTGCCCAGCATGTTCACCCGGTTCACCACGTTCGCCTCGAAGGACGATGCGGACGGGCAGTTCCAGTCGGCCATGCGCGCCTCGCTCATGTATGCGGAGCTGGCCGGGCAGACCCCCGGCCCGGACGCTTCCCCGTCGGAGCGTGCCCGGTATCTGGATGCGGTGAAGGCCACCACCACCAACATCATGATCCAGCGTGCGGTGCTGGGCCTGTTCGCGCCCGCTTCCCCTCAGGTCGCTGACCCTGACGAGACCGAGCTCGACGCTATTGCTCGAGCGCAGGGGCTGCCGAATCTGCGCGCCGAGTTCTTCGATATTCGCAACGAGCTCGCCAAGAAGTACCCGGACAACTTCTCCCGGGCCGACTCCGAGGCTGTGGCCGAGTTCGCCCGCAGGTATCCGGGCGAGCTGATTGTGAATCCGGGCGCGTTCTCCACGAGTTCCACGGAGATCGCCGGCAACGATCAGGCGTATGCGCCGTACACGATCGGCGCCACCCAGTGGATGTTCGAGAACCTGGACTTCGTGAGGGCCAACCCGACGTTGGCTTTCGCGCTCATGCCGAAAGACACGGCTGACGGTGACTTCAGCAACGAGGCGTACAAGCTCCAGTTCAAGAGTGACATCCGCACCCACAAGGACATCCAAGAGTTCTATGATGACCTGTCGGTGTCGTCGGATATCGACGAGTACTATTCGACGAGGACCACGTTCTTCAATGCGGTGGCTGACAGTCCGGCCCTACAGAAATCCATCTACGCTAAGATGGATGATTGGGAGAGCGGCTGGCGCAGGGCGCACCCTCTCGCCGATCAGGAACTGAACCGGCGGGCGAGCCCCGACTATGTTCACGACGTTATCGCCCCCGCAGTGGGGCGAGTGGTGGACGGTACTGATGTCCTGCCGGATTCGGTGCGGAAGCTCCTTCCGGCCATCAAGGAAATGTGGCAGGACTACTCGGGTTATCGAGACCAGTACGCGAAGCTGGACTACTACGACAACGAGGGCCGTCGCCGCTTGAACAAGCAGTATCAGCAGCAGGGCGATTTGAAGTGGCTGGGCGCTTCGCAGAAGGGCCTGGACTTCGAGGAGCGTAATGCGCTGAATGCGCAGGGCGGCTCTCTTAGTGGGCTGTGGGATCTGATGAGAGTGAGTGAGGGCCGTTAATGCCTGACCTTGACGCCTACTATGCGGGCGGAGCCACAGGCGCGTTGAAGCGCGCCACCCAACTGGCCAACCTGCGTGCCGCGAATGCCAAGAAGTCGGCCGACACGCTGCGCAGGGTCAACAACCATCTGGCCGGCAGGCCCGATGTGGCTCCCGGCTGGCGCTACACGGCTGGCCCCAACAGGGGCATGACTGTCGCCCAGCATCAGCGGATGCAGCGGCAGGCCCCGAAGCCCGCGCCGCGCAGGCGGCCTGGCAGCAACGAGCCGGAGCAGCGGGACCTGCTGGGCTTGGGCCAGTTCGGCGTGTCGAACCAGCCGCGCAAACCTGGCGAGCCTGAGCGCAGTAGCTACTTCGATACGTACATGCGGGACCTCAATGAGGAGACCCGCGCTGACACGACCGACGTGCATGCCGTCAACAAGGACGGCTCGCTGGGCGTTCCGCTGCCTGGTCACTCGGCTTTGCCGGTGGTGACCGGCGACTACCTGAACCGTGATCCGCGCGAGATCGAGCGGTACAAGAAGCTGAAGCCTGGCGAGCGGGCCGAGGTTCGCCGGAATGTGGAGTCCACCCAGGAGGGTGGCAAGTACGCGAAGACCGTCAAGCACATGCTGGATCTGATCAACAAAGATCCCATGAAGGATGCCGACCGGCAGGCTGCCGGGACCGAGCTCGCTGACGCTTTCCGCGACATGTCCCGAACCAAGTACTTCACCGACGACGACCTGATCGACAACCCGCTGCTGGGCACGCTCAACGATCTGAGCGTGTGGGCCGACTTCCGTATCCGCGTGCAGGACTTCGCCGACTCGAAGCGCAAGTCGGGCGACGCCCAACTGGGCGAAGAGGACACGGGCGACGGCAGCTTCGCCGGCATGGTCGACAACAACAGCTTCTCCGCGGTGACCGGGCCGGGCAACCTGTCGAAGTGGCTGGTTGCCCGCGACGAACACGGCCTGCTCCAAGTCGTGAGCGCGGACCAGTGGATTCAAGCCAAGTACGCGCGGATGCGCAACGACCCCAAGTACGCGGCCCAGCTAATCACCGCTTTGGCGGCCACGTCCGCCTACGGCACCGACTCTACGGCGAACAGTCAGCGGACGAGGCTGGTCACCGACAAGGACGGTAACCCCGTCAAGGGGTTCCCCGGTAAAGAGGATCTGTCGGCCTTGAAGTGGCTGGCCAATGAGGTGGCCATCCTTCAGAACCAGGGCGACGAGGTGGCCATCGACGACTCGATCGCCGAGCTCACCAAGACCGCGTTCGATGTGACAGCGCAGGCCGCCAAGAATGGTGACCTCGGTGGCGGTGGTGGTTACGGCGGCTATGGCGGTGGCGGAGGCTACGGGGGGTACGGCGGGGGCGGCTACGGAGGCGGTGGCGGGGGTTCTGGCGCTGTCCGCTACACGGACGGCACGCTGCTCATCTCGCAGGTGTCGAGCATCGCGCGTCAGCGCATGGGCCGGGAGCTCACCCCAGAAGAGGCTGCCGAGTTCGTGAAGTACTACCACGGGCTCGAGGAGCAGAGCAGCGCCCAGTACTACGCCGGGGCGAGTAACACGCAGTTGGACCCAGAAGGTCAAGCTGTGGCGTGGGTTACCTCGCATTTCGAGAACCAGGCTCAGCAGCAGCAGTACGGGAATCTGGCCGCCGACTTCTTCGCCCTGATGGGTAGCTCGAATCCGTTCGGGGGTATCGCGAACTAATGGCCCAGACCGCAGCTCAGAAGAAGAAGGCCGCAGCCACGGCGCAGGCCAACCTGAAAGCGTCGTACGGTTTCGTGTCGATGCTGGCGCAGGCCGTCCCCGAGATCGGCCGGCTGATGAAGCAGGCCGTCAAGGAGAAGTGGACGTCCGAGCGTTTCCAGATGGCCGTGGCTTCCACCAGCTGGTGGAAGAAGACACCTGCCGCCACCCGCCAGTGGGTGACCCAGAAGGTCTCCGACCCCGCATCGGCTTCCGCCGCCTTGTCGTCAGGCGGCACGGGCGTGCAGAGCATCGCCGGGGGTTTGGGCTTGGGCGCGGTGTCGCATGCTCGCGCCCAGCAGATCTGGCTGTACGGGCAGCTGCACGGCTACGACGAGCAGGCCATGCGTGGCCTGATCTTCCGCAACATCTCCTCCGGTATCTCCGACGTCGAGGCGTCGGGCGAGTTCGGCTCACTCATCAACCAGGCTGGCGAGCTGGCTGCCGCCTACGGCTACGCACCCAAGGATCTGGCCGCGCAGGTGCGCGCGGCTGCCGGCTCCGGCCTGATGTACGGGGACACCGGCCAGGATGCGCTGGCCGGGTTTCAGACGAAGCTGAAGAACTACGCCAAGAGCAAGTACGGGGCGTTCGCTGACCGCATTGACGCGGGCGAGACCGTACGGGATATCGCCCAGCCATATATCGATACTTATGCAAATGTATTGGAGGTGAACCCGCAAGACGTGAATCTGGACGATAAGTTATTGCAGCGCTGGCTCCAGGGCACCACGCAGCAGGGAAAGCCTCCGGCCGCGGTGCCGGTGTGGCAGGCGGAACAGGATCTGCGTAAAGACCCGCGGTGGGGTTACACCCAGAACGCGAAGCAGGCTACGGCCGAGGTGGCTAACACCATCGGCAAGGCGTTTGGGATGGTCGGATGAGCGGCAGCGTGATCAAGTACCAGCTCCCCGAGCTGGGTCCCGAGCCTGAGAAGTGGCAGCGAACCTCGTGGCTGAAATGGTGCAGGCTGCGCGATCTGTATCGCACCGCTAACTGTTCCCACCGTTATGACCGCCCACGTTGGGCGGGAATCTTGGGCTGGCGCGACGACTGCTCGAAATGTGGCAGTCAGTACAGCCCCTACGACCACTGGGTGGACGACGGATGCGAGTACCACCCGAACCGTGAGGGCGAAGAGCCGATCGGCAAGCCGCCAGCCAAGGAGGCGAAGTGACTACCCCGGCGCCGACGTTCGACAACAACGCCTTCACCATGCTCGCAGCCCTGCTCGAGCAGTGGGGCCTCTCCTCCCTGTCCAGTGACGTGCAGGACATGCTGACCGCCGGGGACTCGGCGGACATTGTGCCGATCAAGCTGCGGCAAACCGAGGCGTACAAGACCAGGTTCGCGGGTAATGCGCAGCGCATCAAGAACGGCCTGCCCGCCCTGTCGGAGGCTGAGTACCTGTCGACCGAGGCCAGCTTGCGCACGGTCGTCCGGCAGTACGTGGGCGCCGGCACGTATGACACGCAGGACAACCTTCAGAAGTGGATCTCGTCGGACGTGAGCCCGCAGGAGCTCAACGACCGCATGGGCATCTACCAGGACAACTGGGACCTCCAGCCGCAGTCGGTGAAGGACGCCTGGGCTTCGCACGGGTTGACGCCCAGGGACGCGCTGAGGGCCGCCATGGACCCGAACGTGACGGAGACCCAGCTGAAGCGGCAGGCCGCCCAGTACTCGGTCGGCGGCGCCGCAGTGAAGGCGTTCGGCGATGACCGCGCGCTGAACGCTGACCGTGCCATGGACCTCGCGGACCAGGGCGTCACGAAGGACCAGGCGGAGAAGGGCTACCGCGATATCGCGGGCCGCTACGAGTACGAGGGTTTCCTGGCGCGGAGCGCCGGCATGGACTTGACGTTGGCCGAGCAGGAGGATGCCGCCCTGCTGGGTGATCAGCGGGCGGAGAACCAGCGCAAGAAGGTCATCAACACCGACAATGCGCGGTTCCAGGAGAACTATCTGGGCACGCAGCAGTCGCTCAGTCAGAGCGCTGCCGGCAAGTACTAGCAGCGTTGGTTACGCCTGAGCGTTAGGAACGCTGCAGGCCGCCTGATACAATTGCGGTGGTTGTCAGGGATAGCCCGAGCTGCTGTCAGCTCTCCCGTTAAGTCGGTCGGCCCCTGGAGCCAAATGGCCGCCCCCTCTGCCCATCGGGCACGGGGCGGTTTTCTTTTGCCCAGGTCAGGGTATATAAGTCACGGGTTATATGATGTACCTGTCCCGCTTTCGCGAGCCCAGGCGAGCAGCGGCGTAAACGATGGGCAGCGGTAGGCAATCCCCAGCGAGAGATCCCCTCGCTCACTGGGCGGCTTTTGAGGGCGAAAGGTAAATACCGTGTCTGACATCCCGAACGAGTTCGAGACCGTCGACGAGAACGCAGAGCCAGGCAAACTCCGCCAGCTGCTCGCGCAGGCTCACGCCACGCTCAAGCAGAAGGACAAGGAGCTGGCGGATCTGAACGCCTTCAAGGCGTCGATCTCTGTGAAGGCGACGTGGGACGAACTCAAGGTGCCCGACCGCATTCGCAAGCTGTACAACGGCGACACCTCCGCCGACGCCATCAAGGCGTGGTGGGAGGACTCCAAGGGCCTCTTCAATGTGGAGAGCGCGGAGGAGCAGCCGGCCGAACAGCAGCTGACCCCCGAACAGGTGGAGCAGCAGCAGGCGGCACAGCAGTTCCAGGACGCTTCGAGCCTTGGAACGAATGCGATTCACAGCGGTTTCGACGCCGTGAAGCAGAAGGCGGATAACGCCGCCGAAGCTTTCAAGGCTGGCCGGATGTCACGCGCGGACTTCGACGCCGCCCGTGCCGCAGTTTATGAGGGGCTCAACACCCCCGCTTACTAGCGCGTGCGGCATGACCCTCAGAGGAAGAAGTCATGCCTGTTCCCGCTGGAACACTCACCAGTACCGCCACCTTCACCACTCGCGTCGCCACGGCCCTCGACCTCGAGGTGGCCCCGTACCTGCGCGAAGAGCCGATCTTCCGGCCGTTCACCGACTCCCGCCCGGAGCGGCAGGCGTACGCCGGCAAGGTCGTCACCAAGACGATCCGCGGCGAACTGCCGCTGGCCGTCACTCCTCTGTCGGAGACCGCTGACGTTGACTCGGTTGCGCCCCCGGCGGACCGCCAGCTCAACATCACCATGAACGAGTACGGCAACGTCATGCAGCAGACTCGTCTGCTGCGCGAGGTTGACTGGTCCCAGTCGGTCGCTTCTGAGATCGGCATGGAGCTCGGTGTCAACGGCACCCGCTCCATCGACAAGGTGTACCAGGCCGTGCTGGACGGTGCCGCGAACGTTCTGCACCAGACCGCTGCCGTCACGCTCACCAATGGCACCGGCACGGTCAACGCCCCGATCGAGTCGCAGTCGGTGGCCACCGCGAAGACGCTTCTGCGTCGGCGCAACGCGCAGCCCCGCTTCGGTCAGACGTCCGCGTGCGTCATCCACCCGGATGTGCTGCACGACCTGATGAAGGAGTCCGGCACCAACACGTGGCGTCAGCCGCACGAGCAGGTCGACACCAGCAACCTGTACAACCGGGTTGCCGGCGACTACATGGGCGTGCGGTTCGTGGAGAACACGAACTGCACGATCGTGGTCAACGCCCCGGCGGTGAAGGACGTGTACACCACGTACTTCATCGACAAGGAGGCCCTGATCGAGGTTGTGGGTCAGGACATCCAGCCGAAGGTTGCACCTCCGATTGACGCGCTGGACCGGTTCTTCCGGGTGGGCTGGTACGCACTGCTGGGTGTGTCGCGGTTCCGCGAGAACGCCATCCAGCTGCTGAAGACCACCAGTTCCCTGGCCGAGGGTCTGTACGCGGGTGCGACTCCGGCGTTCGACGGTAAAGCCTGATCGAGCGGAATGAGCCGGGGGCTTTCGGGCCCCCGGCCTTTCCTCCTAACTCTCCTCCTAATTAGGAGCAATTCCGCATGGCCGATTTCGTCTTCAACATTGCCAAGGGCAAGGTCAAGTACTACTCCGAACTGCCCGCGGCCAACGATGCCCTCATTGTCATTCCGCTCGAGGCGTCCGGTCTCGAAGCGGACTCCACGCTCAAGGACTACGACGACGTGGCCGCCCTTCTGGCGGGCACCACCAACGAGCAGACCACCGCGGGGCGCAAGACCATCACCTCCGTGTCGGTCACGGTGGACGACACCAACGACCGGGTGGACATCGACTTCGCCGACCAAACGTGGACGGCGCTGACCGGTAACGCCATCGGCGCGCTGCTGGTCGCCTACGACCCGGACACCACCACCGGCACCGACTCAACGCTGGTGCCGCTGACCAAGCACGACTGGGCCATCACGCCTGACGGCTCGGACGTGACGGCAACGGTGGCGAACTTCTACCGGGCGTCGTAGTGGAGATCCCAATCACAGTCGAGTTCGACTACAAGAACTCGGGACCGCAGGTCGTTCTCGCGGGCGAGACGAAGGACTTCGACTTCCCCCAGATCGAAGGGTGGACGGGAATCTCCTGGGGTTTCCAGGCGGTACACCCGATCCTCGAATGGCAAACGGCTGGCTATGTGCTGGGCGCCGATGGGCGCCAGCACTTTCAGGCGACGGTGCGAAATCCGTCTGTCACCGACAGGTCGGTGCGATTCACGTTCCTGCTCATTAAGGCGTAGCCGTGGCAGTCGCCCTGCGCTCCTCATCCGTCAGCGGAACAGCGGACACCAACGGCACCTCGTGTGTGGTGCCGGTGCCCACGGGCGCGCAGATAGGTGACATCGCCCTGTTGGCGATGGAGCACTGGGACACGTTCGACGGAACGGGCATCACATTCCCGACAGGCTTCACGGTCGTCATCAACGGTCAGCTGTCGGGTAACCGCGAGAAACTGTTTGTGGCGTGGAAGCGGCTGACCGCCGCCGACACCGGCAACTACACGATCACGTGGACCGGCAGCCAGTGGAACATGGGCCACTGCCTGATGGTGTCGGGCGGCCTGTCGAGTGGTGATCCGGTCGACACGTCAAACGTGTCGAGCACCGCCAACACCACCACGTTGCCGAACATGAACATCGTTCCGTCGGTGACGAACACGTTCCTTGCGCATTTCATCGCGAACCAAAGTTCGTCGCTGGGTACGCCGCCGACGAGTTTCACGGAGGCGCAGGACGGCAACTATCTGAAGTCGAACTACCAGCTGCGTGCAGCGTCGGGCTTGTACACGGTGTCGGGTGGTAGCACGGCGTCGTCCAGTTTCAAGTCCGCTGCGGTGCTTGTCATCTTGCCGTCCGCTGGCGGCGGCCCCATTTCGCAGGCCATCAACACGGCGACGGAAACTGATGCCGGCCAGTCACTGGGCAGGAAGAAGACGAAGGCGACCGCCTTCCCCAGCGAGTCGGACTCGGCTCTCACGTTTGCCCGCGGTAAGGCGCGGAGCGCCACGCTGGCGGCTGAAACAGATTCGGCCATAGGGTTTGCCCGCTCGAAGCGTAAGACGCTTCAGGCGGCAACCGAGACCGATGTGGCACTACCTATCGGGCTGGTGTCGGGCAAGGCCGTGAACTTGGCCGCCGAAACCGACACGGCATTCCCGTTCACGAAGGCCAAGCGCAAGACGGTTGGCACCGCACTCGAGACCGATACCGCCCTGGTCATCAACTCGAATGTGGGGATCTCGGTTCCCATCGGTACCGCCCTCGAATCGGACAGCACGTTCGCCTTCGGGTTCGCGCGAGCTCGGATCGTGGGAACGGCGTTCGAGGTTGACCTGGCCGAGGCCATTGGTTTCCGCAATCCGGCGTGGCGGCTGGTGATGCCGCAGGTTGTTGAACGGTTCACCCTGCAAGGAGCACTCTCTACCAGCACCGTCCGCGAAGCGACGGTGTTCGGCGATGAGAATGGGCTGTTCACGGCTGAGCGTGGCTCACCTTCGCCGGGCACCGATGAGTACGGCGCTATCCCTTTCGGCACCAAGTACATTTGGTATGGCGGGCACGTGAACATTACCGATGATCCCGCGGTCAAAAACCTGTGGCTGTCCCACGGATTTGAGGTAGAGAATGTCCAGCTCTAGCCTTCGCGGCGCCGACGGGCGCCTCGACCTCTCCCTGGCGCTCGCGCCCTACATTCTTGCGGAGCTGAAGGAGCTGGAAGCGAAGAAGAGCAAGTGTCGTAGCGGCTGCCCCACACCCGGCGCCCACCAAAGCTGGGGCGCCTGCATGCGCGCCGCCAATGTCTCGACCATGGTTGGCGATGGCGTGCAGATCAACCGGCAGGGCGAGAAGGATCTCGCCGCATACGCCAGCCTGCGCAGGCAGGGCTTGCAGCCCCAGTCGGTTAGGCGTCCGTTCGTGGAGGCCACCAAGAAGGCGGCTGGTGCCTAGTGACCACGCTATCGGATCTGGTCGAGTCGGTTATCGCCGACTTGAACCAGTTCACCACAAACCAGGAGAGGACCGGCACGTTCACCGGCTGGCAGGTGGACGGTTCCATGAACAAGGTTGGCATCAACCTGTCGGACATTTCCTCCGACCTCACGAACGCTCGGGTCGAGCTCGCGTCGGGCGAGATCGTGCATGTGTCCAGCTATTCGGTGACGGACGAAACCACCATCTGCCCGGCGTGGTGCCGGGCGCAGATGGGCAGCCCCGCGAATGACACGGTGACGCCTGGCACGCGGGTTGTGGTGAACCCGCAGTGGCCCCGCTATCAGGTGGCCCGCCGAATCGTCGAGGGCATCAACGCCATCAACCAGGATCTGTTCGCGGTCGCCGAAACCGAACTGACCACGC